CTTTAATTAGTGATAAAGAATACATAGGTGATATATTATGAAGAATTATTTTTACTTATTATTTAGATTTATAATACCTGCAATAATATATCTATTTTTTCATATAATGATTTTATTATTTATATTTCTCTTACCAATATTAGTAATATTTAAAATTATATTTTATGTCTTGCTATAAAGTTATTTCTTGTCCCACAGAACTACTTTTAAAGAAAACAATAAAAGAGTTTAAAAAAGATGGTTGGAAAAAATTGATAACTTACGAAAATACTGTAGGCTTTAATACAATCCTTAAAAGAAAAAAAGATGAAGTATCTAAAAACAGACGGAAGCTATTTTAGATTTCTCGAACAAAGGTTTCCTGAAATTAAATATACACCAGGAGAAGATCTTAATATTGAAAATGTAAAAAAAGATATTTTTACAAGATGTTGGAAAAATACTGAGAGATATAAAAAGGTAGGTGATGTTGCAAATGTTTTAGGTCTATCTGTAACTACAACATATAAATTAGCTAAAGATTATGGATTATCAAATAGAGCAAGACTTAAGTACGAAGAAAGTTAGAAAACTGATATCCTCTTATATAGAGGGCGATGTACTTCTTGGTATTGAAATTCTTAAACAGAAAAAAAGTTTTCCAAAAAACTTATACGAATTACATATTAAAAATGATGGAATTTTTAAATTCGTAAAAATTAATTCTGGAAAGGATGATATAATTGCTTTAGTAATTGGAGGTAAACTATACCCAAAACTTATAAAAAGATATTTTAAAACCGGAAAAATTCAACTGTTATGAAAAGTAGAACTATTAGAATTACCAATTCTTCGCTATCAATTAAACCATCTCCAAATGCAAGCACTTGGAAAAAGATTAAAGGTGAAGTAAAAAGAAATGAACCTCGGATTACTGAATCTAGATTTAAAAGAGATAAATTTGAACTGATACCAGGTTTGGGGGATTGTTTTTAATCATGATAGCTAAAATGGGGGAAAGGTCGTTCACGGCGTAACCCCCTATTTTTTTAAACTTTTTGATATGGAACAAGTAAGAAAACTAATCAATTCAAATATAAAAGAAGATAGATTAATAGGTTATCATTTATTGGCCCATAATTATACAATTACAGAAATATTCGGTTTTTGTGAAGAACTTGGAAAAAATGTAATTTTACACGTAGGGGATTGTGATGTTATTTATTATGATAAAGAAAAAGATACAATTTTATTTTGTGGTAAAAAAATTGCTAAAATGTGGACACATACTCAATCAAAAATTACAAGTAGACTCCAAAATTATAATTTAGCTTTCTCAGATAAATTTTCAAGTACAAGAATTCAAATTGAGTTTAAAAAATGAACTACGACAAAATAAATAAATTATTAAGAGAGGGTACTTTTGAAGCCGATTTTATGGAAATGGTCAGAAGAGACAATAGGGCTTCAAGCACAAATGTGCAGATGGTTAATCAGTGGTTCGAACCCACTAGTACCCACAAAATTATTTTTAATGGAAGGGATAACTAAACTATTTGATAGTTCAGATAAAGAGGATATAATTATAGGCATGAGTGTGCTAAAAACTCTTAACTTATCTAAGATACATAATATCATAAACAAACAATTTTCAAAAAATACTGGGTATTTTAAAATTATGTATGATCAATTTAAAGAATATAAAGTTACAAATTATTGCGCTTTTGAAAAAAGAAGTAAAAAAGTAGGGAATGCAATATTAATAATGTTTGAAAAGGAGAACTTCTATGTATTCTATGATTCATATGTTTTAGGAATTTGCGATCTTGAAAGTAAGTATACAGTACAAAATCAAATTATAAAAATTTAAAATTATGAGAAAGAAAACGACATATGATAAAAAAGATTCACCAATAAGCTATGTAATACCAATTGCAATAAAACTTGGTATTATTTGGATGATATTAAATGCTTTTTAATGGAAAAACTCGTTAGATTATTTAGTAATTCAGAGGATGCTTTAATTGGAATGACTATACTTAAAAATTTTTCAATAGATCAAATTATTAAGTTTATAGAAAATTTTCGTTCTGCTAACCATAGATTTGAATCCTATACCTTTAAAAATTTTAAAGTAAAATATTCTGGCCACTTGTGCATAGATCTTAATATCTATATAGGTTTCGAAAAAGATGAGTTTATAGTTTTAATAGATTCAAATACAATAGTATTGTGTGAAAAAGATAGTGCATATTTGGAGTATAAAAAGTATATAACATGGATATAAACATTTCCAAGCTTACTAAAATGATTTGTTCCGGTAATCTTGGGGACATTTTATTAGCATTTGAAATAATAAGCAAGAATGAGGATAAATTCTTTTTATCTTTTGATCGTAGGTTAAGTAGTGATAATCCCCAATATCATATTATTGGTTTGTTTAGCTCTCGTACAAAGATAACAAATTCTATTGTACCGGAAGCCATCCTTTTTAAAAAATATATCCTAATCTTTGGATTATATGTAATTTTTAGAGAAAAACAAGAAAAAGACCACTTCTTTTATAAAGTAATTGCAAATTATGAAAAAGAAACTCTTTGAAAGTACAAACCTTGAAGATAATATAGTTGGAATGAGTTTATTAAAACAGAAATCTATAAAAGAAATTGAAGATTTTATATGTAAAAATTTTAGGAATCTTGATTTTGATGATTTTGAAAATATAACTCTTGCAGCAGCCATTAGTGGAAATGCTATGATTAGCAATAAAGTTATTATCTTTAATAAAGATGATTTGTATGTTTTTAGAGATCTTAACATTATTGGAATTTGTACAAAATCATGTTTTTACGTAAGTATTTATGATAATATATGGGTATAGAAATAAAAATTGATAGATTACTAGGAAGTCGAAACACCGATGATATCATTTTAGGGATGAATCTTTTAAAACAAAAATCATTGTATGAAATAGAAGAATTTTTTAGAAAACATTTTGATTATGACTCATATTTAAGTTCATTTAATGGAATACTTGTTGGTTTTTATGGTAAATTTAATGATAATGGAGATGGAATTTTAATGATTTTTCAAAAAGAAGATGAATTTGTTTTCAGAGATGAAAATTGTTTTGGGATTTGTCAATTTGATTGTTTTTATTTAAGTTTACAGCATATTTTATGGATTTAATAAAATTATTTAAAAGTAGAAATACAGAGGATATTGCTTTAGCATGGGAGCTCCTTAAAAGTAAAAATGAAAAATTCATATCAGAATTTTTTAGTTTATACAAGAATCCAAAATATTCGACTATATGTGTTATCACCTTTGGACATATTGTAGATCAAGATTCATTTCCTGAAAAAATTGATAAATATAATCTAACTCCAAGACATGTTGTTGGTGATTCTGTTGTTATCTTATATAGAGATGCAATTTTACTAAAAAGTTTAGATGATGAAAGATTCTTTTAAAAACAATTTAATCAATATAATACATAACAAATGGAAAAATTAACAGGTGTTACAGAGTTTATGTCTTCAGCTCACTACCAAGTACAAAAAGACATCATTTTTAGGGAAATTAACTCTTTAAATGCTCCCAGGGGTTTTGCTTTACCAAGGTTTTGTGAACCAGGTAGATTAAATACTCCAGATACAGCGGTTTTTCAAAAGACTGCTGAAGAAAGAGAACTTCTTGACCAGATGAAAAAGAGTTTTCGTAAGGAAATGAGAGCAAAGTTTCCAAATTGGACAAAAAAGACATCAGGAAGAAGGGAATTTATAACTCTTTATTCGAGAACCGCACAGTAAAATTTGGGGGTTAATAGCCCCCAAATTTTTGTAAAATTTAACATATGCAATTACATAAAATTAAAAAATTATTAAACAGTAAACATGAATCCGATAAATTAATAGCTATTCAACTATTAATCGGTGAAGTAGAAAAACATTTTGGAGATAAATTTAATTTTGAAAATCTTGAAATACAATCAGAAGAATTTGAAATTCATATAGCATTACCTCTTGCCAATAATGAGTGGACAAATTTGGCTTTTGATATTTATAGAAAACTTCTGGGAGAATTTAAATTGATATATATTTCTTGGTCAAGAGTTTTTATTGAGAAAAAACTAGTGTTATGTTTTAGTAATTATTTATATTATGGATGCAATTAAAAAACTGTTATCATCACATGTGCTGGGCGGTTTATCAGCACTAAATTAAATTTAAAAACAAAATGAGAGATTTATTATTAGAAGATCACATTATTGGAATTGCTAAAATTCTAAAAGTAACCGAAAAGGAAGTAATGCAGGTTATTTTTGATGCTTTTGAAAACACATCAGATGAAAATGATGAAATACTTGATGATGCTTATTGGGAATTTCAGGACGATAATAAAGTTGATACGAAGATGGGTTGGCAATGACCGCTAAGGTTTATGACTTTGCGTAGTGACCTTTAATAAAAATTTAAAAATATGGAACAAGTATTAGAAAAAGAAAAAACAGGTATTGTAGATCACGATAGTTGTAATATTGTAGTATTCAACGATGATTTTAACAGCTTTGAGCATGTAATAGATTGTTTTCAGAGAATTTTAAAACATTCCCATTTTCAAGCAGAACAATTAGCATTAATTATACATACAAAAGGAAAAGCCCAAGTAAAACATGGAACATTCGAAGAACTCCAACCCCTCTGTGAACAACTTATCTCCGAAGATCTTGATGCAACAATTGAGTAAATTAATCTTTAGTGAAAATAGAGAAGATAGGATAATTGCCGGTGAAATTATTTATAAAAATCTTCATATATTTAACATCGAAGAAATAATGAGAGATGTAGAATATAAAATATGGACTTTTGAAGAAGTGCCATATTCCACTGATGAGTATTTTAGTATAGAAACCGGAATACTCACTCCAGAAACAAGCGTTTATACAATTTACTTTTCAAGACGTAGAAAATCTATATATTATTATCCAAATACCAAAACTCATGTATAAGAAAGTATATTCAGCCAAACCAGGACAAGAAAATTTAATTCAAAGTAAAGAATACTTTAATAAGCCGGAGCAACTACCTAAGGGAGAAAAATGGGATTTACACAAGTATTCAGGAAGAGCCGCTTTATTACCAAAGTTAAAGAAACTTGATAAGAGATTTAGATTTTTAGATAAAGTGTTTAATCAAAAATGAAAGAAAAAATTATCAAACTGTTTAAATCTAAATTATTTGCTGATCATTTATTAGCTATCGAAACGCTAAAAGCAAAATATGATTTAATAGAGGAAATTTTACCAATACAAAATAGATTAAATGTTAGCTCAATAACTTTTTTTCGTTCAGCACCTTCAGGTATAAATGGGATTTATCATTTTATCAATCGTAAATATTCAATACTATATGGAACAACTTGTATTGTAAGAATACCAAATGAAGATATTCCATATTGGACAAGAGGTAATAGTTATACAGTATTAGATCTAATATTATGAAAGAAACTATAGTAAAGTTATTAAAATCTAGGAATATTAATGACCATTTAATTGCTTTAGAGATACTAAAGAGTAATTACGATTTAATGGTTGAAATTCTTCCAAGAGATACTTCATGTTCTGGAATAATTATATTACCAGAATATGAAGTTATTCAAGTACATCTGGATATAAAATCAGGTATAATTGAATTTGTTGAAAAGGAATACTCTCTTTTAATAGGTACTTCATCATATGTTAAAATTTTAAATTCTGATATTCCTGCCTGGCAAGAAATGAACTATTCAATATTAGATAAAATTGTTAGTTAATATGAAAGAGAGTATAAGAAGATTGCTTGAATCAAAAAATTATGAGGATGTATGCTTAGGGTTTAGTCTTTGGTATAAGGATGTTGGAGAATTATATTTTCAAAATCTTATGCAGAAATATGATAATGGTCAGGGAAAAAATTCTGGTCTACAAAAAACACCATTTATATCTAGTATTTCAGATGTACTGATAAGAACTCCAGGTGGAATTATTATACATTTGTTGAAGGGAAGTTATTGGAATATAACTGAATATCAAAAACAAAATCAACATATTAGAGCTCCAGAATATCTCAAATTAAAAGTTTTTGAAATATGAACAAAATTGATAAATTGTTACAAAGTACCGATATTGAGGATGTTAAATTGGGAGTAATATTGTTTTGTCAGAATAATAATCGTGAAAAAATAATTAAAAAATTTACAAATTTAAGTAATAATTTATATTTAGATGCCATACGCATACTTATACCGGAACATCCAATTATAGGAGAAGGTATTTCTGTCTTTATTAATAATAAAAGTTTTGGAATATGTTCTACAACAAAAAACCCAATTGAAGGAGAAATTTTTTAAATTTGCAGAATGAGAATATGTGTGTTTGATATTGAGACTCTTTATGAAAATAGTTTATTTTGTTTCTATTTTCCAGAAGATGATGCATGGAAGGAATTTTCTATAGACAAAAACAAAAATGAAATTTATTCTTTATGTAAATTTCTAGAAATTGAAAAAGAGACATATTTTGTAGGGTATAATTCATTAAACTTTGATATTCAAGTGATTGAATATATTTTAAGAAGTTATGAAAGCTGGGGGGAATTATCAAATTTATCAATTACTGCCAGAATATGGCAAAAAGCTCAAGATATTATTGATGATACAAATCATGGATTGTTTCCCCCATATAGGGATGAAGATTTAACTTTAAAAACAATAGATTTATTTAAAATTCACCATTTTGATAATGAGAATAGAAGATGTTCTTTGAAATGGCTAGAATTTATGATGGATTTGGAAAATATAGAAGAAATGCCAATTCATCACAAGTCTATTGGATTGGCAGACAAGGACTTAGAAGCAATATCTTACTATTGTAGAAATGATATTATCGCAACTTATAAATTCTATAAGTTTACTATTGGAGAAACGGATAATGAATTCTATAAAGGTAAAAATAAGATTCAGGATAGATTGGATTTAATCGAAGAGAATCTGCTACCCCCAAAAGCGATAAATTATAGTGATAGTAAGATAGGTGATGAATTAAATAAAAATTCATACTGTCAATTAACAGGAAAAACATATAAGGAATTATATGATTTAAAAAAGAGTAGAAAACCAACAAAGAAATTTACATATGGAGATGCAATACCAGATTATGTGATGTTTTCTACACCTGAAATGAAATCTTTTTACGAAAAAATAAAAGATATCAATGTCAGTCTTAAGCAAAAAGATGACCAGGAATTTCCCCTTAAATTTAAAGGAAATACTTATTATATAGCAAGGGGTGGAATACATAGTTCTGAGAAAGCAAGAATTATTAAACCAAAGTCTAATGAAATTCTTAGGGATGCAGATGTTGGATTAACTTGTGGTCCAACTAAAACTCCTTAAATTGACGGGAACTTCCTTAGAGCTTTGTACACTCCCTCATTCAGTAATGAATTGAGTATAGTAAAAGAGACAAAGATTGGAAAATCCGCAGCCAAGGGTCCTTATAGGATCAAGGTTCAGAGACTAAACAGGGAGATTTTAACTAAAAATTGTCTTGTCTGTATCCTAATTTTATTTTATATTTGCAAAAAATATAATATGAAATTAAACATGAAAGACAAAGGAAAATCTGGAATTTATGTAATTATTAATTTATTAAATGATAAAAAATATATAGGTAAAGCAAAATGTCTTTATCGAAGAATTAAAGATCATATAACTAGATTAAATACAAAAGATGAAAATGAGAATTGTCATTTAATAAATTCTTGGCATAAATACGGAAAAAATAATTTCAAATATGAAGTGTTGGAATATTGTGATTTAGAAGTTATTTCAGAAAAAGAACTTTTTTGGATAGAAACCTTAGATACTTTGAATAGAGAAAAAGGATACAATTTAAGGTTAGATTCTTCTACTGGAATGATAGCTAGTGAAGAGACTAAAAAGAAATACTCAATGGCTCAAAAGAAAAGATATTCTAATCCAGAAGAAAGAGAAAAAGTAAGTCAACAATTTAAAAATTTCTGGAGAAATAATCCTGATAAATTAAAAATTATGGCTGAAAAAATTGCACAAATTAACATCAAATATAAAATTTTGCAATTTGATAAAAAAACCAATGAGTTGATCAAAGAATGGTCTTCTATTCGAGAAGTTATGAAATCTAATCCACAATATAAGCAACATAATATATATGCAGTAATGTCAGGTGAAAAACCTAGCATGTATGGATATATTTGGAGAAAAGTTAAAATATGATATAGTCCGATCTGTATAGAAATATACAGCTAACAATGGATAGGCACAATATCCCAATGCTATCAGAAAAAGAGGTTTATATCCTGTACATTTAGGAAAAGCCTGGAATAAAGTTGGTCAGAATAATATTGAGTTAAGACTTAGATATAAGAATTTAGGTGAAAAGAACAGACGCTATAAAGGACTTAGTGATATGTATAAGCTTGCTTTAAATGCGGGTTATTTTGGTAAAACAATTGAAACAACTAACTGGCAGTACGGTCCAGAAGTTGGATATTACTGTACTATTGGTAATCAATTTGAAATTTTGATGCTAATAGAAATGTTATCATTAAAGGGAATACAATGTGTAAGTGCTAATACTGATGGGATTGTCTGTTTATTTCCAAAGGATTTAGAATCCGAATACTATAAAATATGTAAAGAGTGGGAGGAAATTGTGGGTAATACAGAACTTGGAAAACTAGAATATACTGATTTTCAAAGCTTAAATCAAGAAAGTGTTAATCATTATATTGCTATCAAATCGGATGGTAAACTTAAGATAAAAGGAAGACTTGCTTGGGAAGTTGAAATGAACAAAAATAATACTGATAAATTAGGTAGAATCGAGAGAAAAGCTATCACTGCATATTTTGAAAAAGGTATTTCTCCAGAAACTACTATCAAAGAAAGTATTAATATTTTTGATTTTGTGAGAGGTAAGAAGGCCAGTAGAGATTATCATTATGAATTAATTAACACTAAAACTAATAACAAAGAAATCTATAAAACAGTAATTAGATACTATGTTACTGAGAACAATAAAAAATTATTCAAAGTAAAAAATGAGAATAGTTTAAAAACTGGACCAGATATTAGTGAGTGTGAAGCTCCAGATGATGATAAAATCTGGTATTGTGAGATAATTAATAGAGTTGATATTACAAAAGATATTAAAAGTTATAACATTGATTATGAGTTCTATATCAGAAATACAGAAAGAGTTATATCAAAAATTGATAGAAGCTACAGAAAGAAAACAAATCAAATTTCCATATTTGGATAAAACTGTTAAATTATTGACTTCTAATGATTTATCAGATTTTATGATGGCTCTTGGATTAATAGATGATTTAAGATTGGATTCAATGGAACTTCATAGTATTTTTTATACTTTTTATGGTAAGCTATTTGAAAATGTTGCTCGTAATAGATTTTTTTATTTAACAAAATCAAGAATTAGAATTAGAATTCATTATTCTATTCCACCAGATATTAATGAATATTATGGAGAAGTTTCTAATAAGCCTTCAAACTGGATAAAAATATGACAAATATACAAAGACTTTTAACCTCTGAGAAAGAAGAAGATTTAATTCTTGCTATTAGCACTTTAGTTACTACTAATCCAGGTAGATTACAAGTAACTAAAGCGATAGAAGAAGCCTGTAAGGAAATAGATATCAAGGAAATTCACAACCTCGATATCTATTATCCTCATTTATCTGTTACAGTAACGGATGGTACAATTGGCGTATATGGCCCAAATACTTCAAAAAATCAAAAATGCAAGTTAATAGAATTCAAAGATTAATACATTCTGATAATATAGATGATATCTACCTTGGTTATATTTTGATGAATGATAATAAAAAATTTGCAAGAATATTGTTACAAGAAAAGAATCTAGAAAAGAA